TTTTTGTAATCTCCTAAAAATGTTATTTGTTTAAACGAGTTAATGCAGAAGCATACTTACTCATAATTGGATCAATAACTGGTTCTGAACTATCTTGTTCTTTCTCAGTATTTTCCAATTCCTCTGTAATTGTTTCCGACTGTTGTTTTGGAAAATAATTTTCCTTAATGACTTCAAGTTTCTCGGTATATTGAGACTTGTCTTCAAAATCTATGCCCTCAGCCAATTTACCTAGTTTTTCTTTTTCGGTATCAGCGAGGTCTTTAGAAACTTCTCTCAAAGTTTCTTCTCTTTTATACTCAGCAAGCTCTTTTTTGACATCTACACTTGTGTTAATAGATTCATCAAGTTTTTGCTCGAGCTCTTCAACTTTCTCAAATAGATCGTCAACAAGGTCAACTTTCTCTTCTGGAATGTCAATATAATGCTCTGTAAAGAGGTTCTTGAGTCCTGTCATAAAATCTTCCACTAATTCAGATCGGATTCCTTTTTCAACAGCCAACTCATTCTCTTTCATCCACTCTTCAACAACATAGTTGAGATATCCGTCAACCTTTTCGGTAACTGTGGATAAATGTTCTTGTTTTGCTTCAGTAATTTCTTTTTTGTAGTTTGTTTCTAGTTCATCAATTCTTTGATTCACTTCAGAAAGTACTTTAGCTGAAACAGCAGCTTCAAATATTGTAGAAGCTTTAGTTTTAAACTCTTCAGAAAGTTCTTCTCCTTGAACTAATGCATCCATATCATCTTTAACATTAATTTCTAGATCTTCTTTCTTGAGTTTTTTGTTTTCCATTGGTGCTTCTTCTTCTTCATCACCCTCTTCCTCATCACCTTCTTCTTCTGTGAGAGTTGATCCCATGATCTTTGAGAATGAATCAGAAAGATCGGCCTTCTTCATACCATTTAATTGGTCATAAAGAGCTTTAATCATTCCGGCTTTGGTTTTAGGAATAGAAATAGCTTCTTCAACCTCTTCTACTTCCTCTGCTTCTTCAGCAACCTCTTCTTCATCAACTTCTTCTTCTTTTACCTTAGCTTTTGCTTCGTCTAAGATTTCTTCGCCCGAAGACTCTTCCGCAACAGCTTGTTGCTCTTCTTCCAGTTCTTCAGCCGCTTGTTCCAAAATTTCTTCAGACATTGAAAATCTCCTAATTTGTTATCTGTGAATGTTTACTAATATTATTTATAATAACTTATATTTACAACTTAACGATAAAATCCTTAAAAGCCTCTACAAGAGCGGTTTCACGATCTTTTCTTGAACTTTTTTCAATTTTATCTTTGTATTCTTGGATTTGTGTCTCTTTAAGTAGACCATTATCCCAAATCCATTCTTTACCTTCCATGATTCCTGCCACAAAGGCGTCAGGAGCAGAAGGATCAGCAACTATATCAGCTGCTGTTGCAAGGTAAAAATCACCCTGTACTTCCGAAATACCATTTCTTCCTGGCTTTAAAGAACCCATACCTCTTGATGAAACACCTAATTGAGCTCCTTCATCAATAAGATTTTTTACAATCTTTCCATATGGTGTATCTAAAATCTTAGCTCTTCCCATGAAGTTTTGGTCTACCTCTTCCAACTCTTCAATCATGTGGGAAACTCTTTCTAAATTAACCGTTGGCCCGTCTGGATGTCCCAATTCACCAAAAGCTCTTTTCTTCTTGATAAACTCTGTAGTATATCGTTTTGCTTCTTTTTGAAGAACTTGTTTAGGATAGATTCTTCCATTCCTGTTCTTAGTTTCAGCTTGCATGAAGATACCTTCAATGAAATAGTTCTTACTACCACCCTTAGTAGTTTCTGTAAGAAATTCTACATTTGTTGCTTCTTCGCTAATTAGTTTCATGGTTCTCTCCGTTATTATTTTGCTTGTGCACTGGCCTGGCGCTGTTTAAAGGCATCTTTCATTTTCTTTTTAATTATGGGTTTCAATCTTTTTTTCCATTTATTACCCATTTTTTGTACTTTAAGATCAGCTTTCTTTTCTATATTGGTTTTTAATCCAATCGACGCATCGGGGTCTTTATATTTTCCTGCTTTATCTACTAATGTAATTGCTTTCTGTCTTACTGCCTTATTCACTGCTTTGTCAATTTTGTCAGGAGTAGGTGGTTTTTTCATAGACCTTTTCCTTTTTATGGCAGTAATCTTTGCTTTCTTTTTAGCAATAATTGATCTCTTCTTTCTTTGTTGAAGAGTCAATGCTTCCATAAAATCTTTAAAAGCTTTCATCAGTTTCTACTTTGTCCTGCTTTACTTTGAGCACTTTGTTTATCCCTCATTTTCTTAATTCTAGCCTTGACATAAGGTAATTTTTCTAATTCCTTAGCTCTATCAGCATCCGCTTTAGTACCTCCCATTCCTGCAGCCTTACTCTTTGCACTCTGCCAAGCTTTCCAATCTGCCTCATCTTTATCTCTTGTCTTTCTAACACCCTTCAGTCTTTTTGAAACTTTTGCTTGTTTTTCTCTACCCTTTTTCGTAAGAATATCGAGAATACCTTCGTTAAATTCTGAGTATGTTTTCATTGAAAGCTCCGATTAACCTTTAATACATATCTGAAAATTTAGAAGCGTTAGGTGCATATCCTAATGATTGATTCTTCATGAAATTTGGTAATTCAAATCCTTCTAATTTTCCTATCTCTACTCCTATCATGTAAGTATCAGCAGAAGCAACACCTACTGTTGTTACATTAACATCTCCAAGTACATTACTAGAATTTCCATCTGCTGCTCCCATAGGTATTGCTCCAATATGGTTACCTCCACCTGCATAATTTATATAACCATTACTGTCTGTCAAATATGCAATAGTTTGTTCTGTACTACTTCCATCAAAGTAAATTCTAGTATGGTCAATACCAGATGCTATATTCCACCAAAGTTTTCTAAGATTAATTTTTGGTGTAGCAATAGACAATCGTGTACTACCATGAGTGGTTGCTGAACTTAATCCAGAGACACTTCCTGTCAATGTTTTTCCTGTACCAACATCTGTTGCAGTTTCTGCAGTCCAAGCTAGAGGTGTTATATCAGTAGCACTTGTAACCTTATAGGCTTTAAAAGTTGATGCTCCAGCAGTGTAATCCGTAACTCTTAGGTATATTGCTGTACTGTCATTTGTTGTAACCACTTCTCCAATACAGAAATTAGTAGTTGGGGCGCCGTTCAATGTTACTGTAGCATTGGCGTACTTTAATGCAGAAAGGTTAGCCCAGATACTATCAGATAATTGAGTTGCATCATCAGCAAGTCCAGTATGTTGTACCGAATACCTTGTATTAGTGTCTGTTATGGTATTTGTTAATTTAGTTATAGCCATTTGTTATCCTTATTTAAATCCAACTTCATTCTAGCTGGGTTATTAAATACTTTCATGTGCTTTTCCAAGAACTTTCATAAATGCTCGTTCAGTTCTTTGGATTTGTTGTATAGTTCTATTTTTTTCTGAAGAGCTTAACCCCTCTATATATTTAACCAAAATTTGAGATGTAAGTGGATCTATCGGTATATCTGCTCCGTCATCCAAAGTAATTTCACTATCTTTTCTTGACTTGGATGCTTTCTTCAAGTCATTCATCACACCTTCTGAGATAAACTCTCCAAATTTTAAAATTCTTTGAGAGGAAAGGCCCTGTTGTTTAGCTAAGTCCGTCAAACCTCCACCCGCATCTTTTCCTGTTACTTTACCTACTGTTGATGATGTATTATCTTTCTTTTGATCTGTTGGTTTCTTTTTCTTTGCAACCTTTTTCCTACGTTCCAATTCTTTTTCATAATCTTTTGTTGTCATTAAAATTGGCTTTTCTTTATCATCTTTTTGTTTCTGAGTTCTAGCATCTCTCCATCCTGGCGGAGCCTCATCATTATTATCAAAATATTCTTCAGCGTCTTTTACATCTTCAATTCCACCACGTTCCTCTTTATCTTTTTTATCCTCTGCTTCTTTTTCATCTCCTGCTACTCTTTCCCTCTCATCATAAGCAGCTTGCATTCTATTATTTTTAGGGTCTTCTTTTTTCTGTAATTCTTTTCTTTTCTTTTCTATTTCATCATTAGATATATTGGCTTTACTAGTACCAGCCGCTGCAATTTCAACAGCTTGAGTTACCAGTTTACCCTTATCATCATCCCATTTTTTTATTTGAACAAAAACACCATTCTCTTTATTATCTTTCTTTTCTGCTTTGGTTTCTCTGTACCCTTTAATAAGGTCTTTACCTTTTTTATAGGCTTTCCACCCCGCGAATCCTAAACCAACAGCACCCATTGCAGCCATCATTGCACTGGCGTATGGCCCAACCTCCGTTATATATTGTTGTTCCCCGCGGAACTGTTTAAATTTTTTCATATAACGGTGTACATTTATTGAGCTGCCTCTTTTTCAGCTGAAGCTACAAAAGTATCTGCTACTTCTTGTTTTTCATGAGAAACAGGAACAGTATTGAACATTGCTTGAGCGACTTCCGCCTTTTTAGCCTCAAACCCCTTCATAATTTTGTTAGATATTACACTTTGAATAGCTTCTTTAACTCTTGCTCCATCACCTGAGATGGAATATTTCACAATATCTTCGGTTGAATAGTCACTCA